TCTAAAACTCCTTTGATATAGCCATGTTAGGTTGTTCTTTACAGTCTTCGACCGCGGATGCGATTTCATCTACTTTACATGATACCGACACTTTGACACAGCCGACTAATAACACAAAAAATAGCACGAAAAAAATTCTCATATATAAAACCATAAAAGCCGCTCCCTTATATCTCTATGTTACTTACTACTTTTATAGATTACAAAGCCTACCCAGTTTTAATTGTGGTCTATTGGGTTTCCATATGTATGGTATTCTGATTGGGCTGTACGTGTTGTTGTACTTTGTGATTCCTCTATAATCTGGCCTGCTGTCAGTCTATACGTACCACCTACTTTCATATTCATATCACCCCCAGCAAATAGGTTCATCTTACCTGTTAATGTGGATATATTGACATCACCTGAATCTACTTGTATATTAACATTAGCGTTAGGCCCTACCTGTATGTCATAGTGATTATCAGCAGCACCATCAGCATTTACTATTATCTTATGACGGCCGCCTAGGGTTACATCAGAGGATCCTTTGATATAGACCTTATTGTCTTTTTCTGTAATCGTGTGGGTTGAGTCTTTGTTTACTTCGTTTTTGGTCCCTTTGGCCGTGATTTCTGTTTCTGTGCCTGAATGGTGATATAATAGGATACGTTCTTTGTCTGGTGTATCATCAAATTCTAATATGTGGCCTGATTCGGATTCATATACGTGGCCATATGGATAAGTTGTAGCGTAAGTATTTTCAGGTAAGGACCATACAGTACCTTCAGAGGCCTCTGTATCTGTAGTTAAATCGGCCGTGGGTAATGATAATATGTTACCTGTTGGTATATTTGTATATGAGGCCGCTCTAATGGTCTTACGTGCTTCTAGTGTAATGGATTGATTATCTGCGTCATTCCGTGCTAGTCTATTAACATCACTCTCAGCCGCATAACGTGGGTAGACGCCATTGGGATCGGAGAACCCTAAACCCTCGGCCTTGTTGTATGCACCTGTAGAAATAGGTTTGCCAGGCAATGAACCCATTATAACTGCGTCTTGTTTTGTATCTGCGTCCCTAAAGAAACCAATCACCCAACTGCCTTCTAATAGTCCAAGTGGCGTCTGGCCTATACCAGATATGCCAGATGAAGTAATAGGTAATAGGGGATGTGCCCAAGGCAAATCTGAAGTAGGCAATACATTCTTGTCCTCTGTGTGATAGCCAAGACATCTAACTCTGCAACGGCCAAGTTTAAGCGGGTCTGCTCTGTCTTCGACCACACCTGCAAACCAGATGAAGCCATCTCTGCCCATAAAATCTGTAGTACTCATTTATTTTTTCCCATAAGTAGCCGTATTTAAAGCGGTCACCTGCTTATATTTATCCGTATTTAAAAGGACTGCGTAGGCGCCGCGGTGCGTAGCACTTATTAGAGGCCTATTGATAGAACCTCTTTGTTTCATTGCTTCTTTTGTGATATATTCTTTCATATTGTTCAAATTGTCTTTGGTCCTTTGTAAGATTGATATAGTTCGTTCTTACATTGTTTGTAGTTGTATTCTAATGTGACCTCTCATGTGGCCATACCCTTATATGGAAATTTTTTTCGTAACTCGCAATAAGCGTTGAGGATGCTCAATGTTTTGTTCATTAAAAGAACCCCTTAAAGAAACTTCTAGCACTTGAAAGACCTTGTTTGAAGTTTACCATTGAGGATTGTACAAACTTATTGACATTACCTTGTATCTGACTTCTTAATCTGTCTGCACCCATAGGGTTTAGACTACCACCTGTAATACCTGATAGATTGATACCACTTAATGCTAACTTGGCCTTTTCTGCGATTTTCTCTACTACTGATTTTCTTGTTAATATGGCATTGTTGATTTTTGCAAGGTTTTTGTTTGCTAAAACCCTATTAGAAGTACTATTTAAAACGGCGTTAATAGACTTATTAGCGGCATCCTTGACGTTTAAGTCTGTACTACTCAAATCTACGTTTAGTGCCTTAGCAATGTCTTCTACGGTACTTATCTGTGGTGACGGTATCTTTAAGTTCTTATTTTTCAATGGGACTAGTGTTGTTATGTCTATACCCGACCCTATTACATCAATAGGTTGTGATCTGAAATGAGCACTTGCTTTAAAGTTTTCTGCGTTTGGTAAATCTGTAGCAAATACGTTACGTACCACGGTCATTGATGTAGTGTGTTTTTGTTCTAATAGGTCAACTTGATGGTGTAGTGATTGAATTAGATAACGACCTGATAGTAATAAATCTGTTACATCATTACGGTCAAGTTTGGCGTCATTGGTTGCCTCAGTAGCAGCGTATTTTGGCACTTCACACCATACAAGGTCACCTACGTTATAGGTAAAGTTGCCAGGTACGTCTATATCCATTGAGAAGTAATCACGTGATCCACTTGACAATGCCTGTTTTGCTGTTGCTCTTTTGTCTGTACCTATGCCTTCACTATTACGTCTATGATTCCATTTAATAGCAGGTTCTACAAATACACGTGATAGGTAATCATCCATGTATTTACGTTTATCAACTTTGTTTTTAGATAGTTTACTAGCATGTAAACGATTAATCTGGTTCTTATTTTCACTTGTATATGACTTATCATCTACGGTGTAATCATCATCAAAGTCAGCAGGACCTGGTGGCATAACACCTTGATATTTGTTACCAGCACCAGTCGGTGCGTCTATGTGTAATGCTTGTTCGTAGTAGTTTGTATATGATAGTTTTGATTTGATAAACTTCTTATCAATCAGGTCGTGAGCATAGGTCATACTACCAAACATACCTTTTCTTGTATTTGCTAATATGTTATATGAAGCGTCAAATGAAAATGAATATGGTTTAGTTACAACAGATTCTGCCTCACCATCAGGTGGACTAAAGTTAGGATTACTTGCTGATACTAGGTCTATGAAAGCAACAAACTTTCTGGTTTGTGTTGTATCAGCGCCTTCTCTATACAATGATTCTAAACATCTAAAATGAAAACCTCTATTGTTCTCATAAAACATATAGTGTGGTGTCTTGTAATTAATTGGTTCTGCTAGGTCTGCCATTGCCTTTACACCATCTATCGGTCGTACATTTGGGAATGTGTACTTGTAATTACCTAATGTTGCGTCAATGAATAGGTCTTTTTTAGAGTTCAATAATTCTTTATCTGACTTGACTAACTTGTCAACCATTTCTGCAAATGAACCTTCTAATGATTTTGAAACACGTACTCTTTCGTTACGTACTGACTCGATTGATGTAAAGAACAAAGCAATTGCTTGTACGTTTTGTGTTGTCTTTACCGATCTCTTTTCATACACCTTAAATCTATGATTAGTAGCATTTAATTCTTCATCACCTGCAGCGTCAATTGGGTTTCTAAATTTAAACTCTAAATGCTCGTTACCTATAATAGGTAAACTGGTTTGTATGCCCATTGTGTCAAAGAATAAAATGTTGCCTGATAGAAATGGTGAGTCTAGGTTTTGATAAACGTTGACCACAGCTGTTAAACCTGATATATCAAATTGTGTACCGCTGTAACCATATAAAATGATTTCACCTGATCTAAAGTCGCCAGGGTATCTGTTATTTAAATCATCATATTTTGGTGCGTCTGTTGACATATTACGCTCCTATCAATGTTCTAAACTCTTCCGTAATTAATTCTAAAAATTCAGGTCTAATTAATTTGATCCTTGATTTCTTGTCCTGTAATCTTTGCTCATAATCATAGTTAGTTACACTTGTAGCACCTGACACGGTGCTGTTTACTTGTATTTTGTGTGAGTCGTCAAATGATGATGTGGCACCACTTGATTGGGTAACTTCGTAATGATGTATACCATTAACATCACTATACTTATCTTGTACGTACTTCTCAAATTGAGTTGCTGTTAACGGCCAGTCATAAAATCTATCCTTTACATCATTAAACAATAGTATAATCCAGTAATACTGCTGATCGCCATAGTATTGCTCTGATACTGATTCAGGTGTGTCTTCACCCATTATGTCGTATAGGTCAAATAAAGCACCACTATCTTTTAAACCTCTTTTGATTTGTACACGTCTTAATAGGTTTGTGACTAACTTATAATCACCTTTGCCTACTGCGTCATAGTAAATTTTAGGAAAGGAATTGAAATAATTAGGCATTAATAGTTCTCCTGATTTTGAGCACTATTTCTTAATTCGTTATATCTCGTTCTCTCCATCAGTTCTAGTTCTCTAAACGTTAATGTTGCGTCTATTGATACAGGATCACCACTAGCATGTGTTGAAAACTTATCTGAACCGTAGTCTATATCAACACCTGTACAAGCACATAACCCTATTTGATCTAGGTATGGATTGATTTTAGTACCTTTCATAAATCTAATTACAAACTCATGTGGTACTTGATAAGCAGCAATACTTTTTGTACCAACTCTTGTTGGTAACATTCCGTCTTTGATAGCATGTAATAGGTTGTTTACTACATCTGATTCTTTTCTGCTTCTAGGTGTAAACTTAAACGTAAAACTAAACGTTCTATAATCTATACCATTAAATATCATTTCTGTCATGGCTGCTGGTGCAACACCAGTTCTACGTTGTACAGCAGCATTCACACCTGCACCTAAACCACCAGTGGCAAATGATCCTAAACCTGTAACTAATTTACCGACCTGAGCGCCAACTGCACCTAAATCAGCACCGAAGAAGTCACCACTATTCATTGCATCCCTTAACTTTGATAAAGCACCTAAACCACCACCTATTTCTTCAGCACCATAGTCTGCCTGTAAATTGAATTTAAGTGTTTGTGGCATGTAAATAGCGATTGTAGTTTTTACTTCTCTGGATGCACCTTTACCTGTAGGTATACCTAAAAGACCTGAAGTAGTACCCTCACTAAAAAATCTGTTAGCGCCATATACAACTTCGTTTAAATTGTCATCTCTTTTTGTAAATTGTGTACCACCAACTTTTGTTTGTGATCCGCCTTCACTTGTTCTTTCTATAATATCAAATAAGATATAATGTTCTTGGTCATCCTTGTCTATAGGATAAACATAAAACTTATTACTATCTGTTTTAGGATGAGCAGAGTAATCTACGTTTGTAGGATTGTAATTAATAACACCTTTTTTAGTCGCTATAGTTGAAAATGAAACTGGGTTTGTAAAACCTTTTAGGACTGATTGAGGTTTATTAAGACCTTTGATTATGTTACCGATTACTTTAAATGCTTTCATATTAATATTTATCTACCTTAATATATCTCTGATGGATAGTGTGTATTTTTAGTGCCTATTGTTGATGACCCATATTCTGTTTTATTTTGTGTATTTGAAGCGTCAACATTGTTTTGATTATTGACTACTGTATTACCACTATTGTTACTGTTGTTTATTATTTGTGAACCTTTTTCTACACCGTCTGCTGTTATTGTGTTAGCAGTTTCAATTTTACCTTCGGTGTTTGCTTTAACTGATGGTGGCACTATCATTTTACTTACTTGATCCTCTGAAAATTGTGCCTTTATTGCTCCATAATCAGCATCAGCTTTCATTTGATTTGTTTCTTTGAATAGATTTGTACCCATAAATCCTTCAAATTTTAATTCTCTTTTTATACCTGCGTTTGTTTTTGCCTCTTTATATTGTTCAAAGGTCATGTCTGCTGGTAGTTTATTTTCTTTTATACCTCTATTAAACTCGTCTTTTAATTGAGCAGTTCTTTTTAATTCGTTCTCTGCTTGTATGTCTTCATCTAATACACCTTCATTATTTGCTGAGCTGGACAAATCTCTACTTAAATCGTTTATAACTTTTTTTTCTTCTTCACCTACATTTGACAACCCTATTACTTCAATCAATTTACCAAGACCAATACCTGCACCAGCAGCTAAAGTAAATATGCCTGCTGTAGCAGATAAAGCACCTAAATTTCTAACAAGTGTTGCAACTTTTCCTGCTTTAACAAAGTCGTATAATTTTTTCATACCTAAAACTTCTAGTATGCTAAAACCATCCTTGTCATCATCTGTTACACCTTTTTTACCTCTTTTGCCACCTAGTAATTCGTTTGTTAATTCTGTTTCTTCAAGTATTCTCTCTAATGTACCACTTGTAGTTTCAAATTGAGCGTCTGACTCTCTTTCTTGCTCAACAAGTTCTTCTCTATCTGCTCCTTTTGATACAGGTTGATTGTCAATAGCCATAATACCAGCAGTAGTTTGTTTTGCAATTGTTTTATTCTGTTGAGCTTGACTCTGGTCGTTAGGTGCTGATGGTGCTGTATCACCCATTTTTCTGGTATCTCTTGCTTCTCTTTTTCTTAAGCCTCTTTTGATACGTAATGCTTCTGACTCACCTTCTTCTTCAGCACGTATTGCTCTCTCAATTCTTTTACCTAAAATAGGTATTCTTGTGATACCTAATCTAGCAGCAAGTTTTAGAGGTTTAAGTTCTTTCTTCAAATCTCTAAATGCAAACTTCAACCTTGTAGATACTTTCAACACTTCTTTTAATCTGTTGTTGGTTTCACCTACCGTTGCTCTAATAAAATCTATTTCTGCCTGATTTAACTGACCAGTACCTTCTATTTCTGATATACTCTTTTCAGTTGATGATTGCAATTGTAGTGCCTCATCATACTCCATACCTTTAATACTATCAAGGCTACTGATAGTGTAATTATCAACAAAGTTAATTACATCTGGTCTGATATTGGCCTTTTCTAACTTCTCTTGGTTCTGATAACCTGCCTTTTTACCTATCGTATCAATATATTCTTGTAACGAATCAGATATAGCAAACTTCTCATCATCCTCCATCTCTTTTTGTTTCTGTAAGATGGCTTTAAAGTTAGGTTTAGGTTTCTTAAATTTTACTTGCTCTGGCATTTATTAACCTATTTGTTCATCCTCAGGATTGAATTTTTTAGTTTTTTGTACTTTTGATGATTTGCCGTTAACGTATAACCCAAACCAAGCAGCACCAGCACCAACAACTACTGATACAAAACCAGCCTGTGCGTTGTTAGGGTTCTCTAATGCCATAAACCATTGCATTGTGTTATAAAATACTAATCCGTATAGTGCCATCATAATTCTAGGTACTGTTCTCCAGTTAGATAAGAATTGTGGAAGTTCTTCTTTTAAGAACCACCATACCCATTTAATCTTTCCTACTGCGTCCTTTTTCTGTTCTTCAAACATAATTATCCTCTTCTTTGTTTTTCTCTTATCTTTTCGTTTTCTTCTTTTATATGTTGCATAAGCATTTCAACATATATCTCCCTCTCCCATGGTATCATTTCTTCTAATTCACTTAAAGAGTATTTATGGTACTGCATTAATGCAAAATTAGTACGGTACAAACTCTCCAGGTTTTCATGCAAGAGGGCTACTGAAAAAAATCTGATGCCCCTTGTAACAATAATGTAAACTCTTTACCTGATTTAGGATTGTTATACTTAATCAGGTGTGATACAATAGGTAAACTTTCAAAGTACTCTCTAATCTGTTTAAACTGCTTTGTAGTTAAATGTTCAACATACTCGTCAAGTTCTTCTTTAGATAAATCATGTGCTTCGTGTACTTCTTCACCATTGTATATTTGAGCAATGCAATCCCTAACTAAATTAAAAGACAAATCTAACATTGTTCTTTTGTTAGCAATCTGCATAATCGTAGGCACTTTCATTATCACACCATAGTCTTTTTCAAATTCAATCTTCGTATTAACCTTTTTATCAAAGTCAGGTTTAACATCTTCTAATTTTAATTGATAGTCAACAGAAACGGTATCGTCATCTGGACATTTCAATTTCATTTCTATAGTTTCACCAACAGATTTACCTCGTATATTTAACCAAAGATATTCAAAGTCATATACTGGTAACTTTGTTACATCTACTTGTGATAATGTACATTGTTGAACAACTTTAATTAGAGCATTGTTCATCTCATTTTCATCTTTGCTCTCTACAGCCATCAATAAAACTTTTTCTTCTTTTATTAAAAATGGTCTGTATTTCACCTTTACATTATTTGATAAATTCAAACTATATTCAGGCACCTTTATAAATGATAAACTCATTATTTAACTCCTTATTAATATAATAAATCACGTATGATTCTAGGGTCTGGTAGACCTTTCGGGAACACACGTCCTCCCGTTGTTCGCCCAATAGGCAAATTCTTTTTAAGTGTTTCATACACTTGACGACCTGCTCTACCTATCTCATTACCTATACCAAAAGGTAGGTTGTCTAGTAGATTACCTTGTATTGCTGTCGTATTAGTTCTATATTCGTTTCTGTTTAATGTGCTGTATTCTGCTGTTGATGTTTTACCTAAAAAGTTCCATGCTGTAGTAGCATGATTTCTGTATGTAAATGTAACACTTGTTTTTACTATTTGATTTACTGCGTCATAACTTAATGGTGTAGCAGCAATTGTTTTAGGCCACACTTCATACATTTGCACTTGATAAGATGAGAAACCAGAGTTATCACCTAGTGATTGTCTGATCTTATCTCTATCTGCAAGTATATCACCTGTTGGTTCAAAACCTGCTAATGCAGCCATAAATGTTTTAGTTAATGGTGTAATTGTAATCATACATGGTGTAGCATAATCATCATAGTAACCTACGTTATGTGATATAGGATCAACTATACTGTTTTGCCATGCCTCAAAAAATATTCGCTCATCATAGTTTATACTAGTATAAAATTCTAATGTTATCTCATTGAATTGTACATTTTTAGCAAATGCTCTTTTAGGACCATAATACGTTTCATTTGTATCGTCTGTAATAGTCTTGTCAGGTAAATTAACGTTTGAACAGAATAGATCCATTCTTAACTGCATATTCTTTTTTATTGCAGCTGACAATCTAGCACTTCTTGCCATACGAGCAGCCTGGTCTTTACCTTTTGCGTCAGCGTATATTGATGTATCGCCAAACTGTGTTGCTTTAGGACCATCAATCGTAACCATAAATTGTGTCGGTCTTGCAAACCCACCTGATTGTGTTATGCCTGATCTGAATATGTTATAAACTGAATTATAATTAGATGTAACGTTATTTACTGAAAATCTTTTATTAGTTTCACTTACATCAAATTGTGCTTTAGATGGTGGTATACCTAATCGTATATCTAAATCACCTATCTTTTTACCTACACTAATTATTGACATTAAATAAATCTCCTACTGTCTGAATAAACTTTTGCTTCAGACGCCTTTTTGAATCTTTGTACAGGTAGATAAATTGCTGTTGCAGCCTCATCAGCATTTATTCTTAAAAAACCTGTCTGTACATATGAGTACAAATACTTTTTAATTGTTGGTTTCACAATTTTTATATTCTTTACATCATCATAGTTTACATTGAATTTTGTCTTATCGTCAAATCTACTATCTGTTGCTGTTGCCTGCATACGTTCTAATAATCTAAATCTCAACATTGGTGGTAGATAGTGAAAGTTCATACCCATAAACCCACCTGATATTGGTTCTAATGGTAACACCAAAGGGAATACATCATAATAAGGTAATGTTTTTCTGTATTTAGGATTGTACCCAAATAAGTTCAATCTACCTACGCTAGGACGACCATTTAGTTTGTTCTCTCTAAACAATTGACCTGCTGTTTTATTACTTGCAATCTTATTTACTTGTGTTCTATACCAAGTAGCAGACTTTGTTGTATCCCCAGCACGTGTTTTTATAGTGTCAAATACGCTTGCCATATTACTATTTATGTTGGTAATAAATAGATTTATGAAGAAGTTGAAGAATATAGATAAACGCCCTTATTCAGGTATATACAAACCACTCAACCCACAGAAATATAAAGGCAATGTAAACAACATTATTTATAGGTCTAGTTGGGAGAAACGTTTTATGATATATTGTGATAAGAATAGAAGTGTGTTGGAATGGGGTAGTGAAGAAATAGCAATATCATATCGTTCAGTTGACAATAGGCCACATAGATACTATCCTGATTTCTATATGAAAGTTAGAAAATCAGATGGTACATATCAAAAATTTGTTGTAGAGATTAAACCTAAAAAACAAACACGCAAACCTAAAGCACCATTGCGTGTAACTCGTACTTATAAAAATGCGTTGATTACTTATGAAAGAAATAGAAGAAAGTGGTCTACAGCGTATGCCTGGTGTCACAAGCGAAACATGAAGTTTCTAATACTTACTGAAGACCACTTAAAGACTTTTTAATAGTTTTGTGCCTGTTTTCTTACATTAATCTGACCATCTTCTAATGTAAAATTTGTAATATCATTTGTGCCAGATTTTCTCAAGGATTTATTATGACCTTTTTGAAATTTACTTTTATCTAAAAGTTCATCTTTAGAAATTGGTCTATCAAACATATCACTTATACCACCTGTTTTATTAGTTTGGTCATAAACTGCAAGATAGTCAATAAATTCTCTATCTGTACAAATTGATATTATTTTTTTATTATAAAGTTCTTTTAATATTTTTGATAATCTTTTTAAAATATTATTTTTTCTTTTAATTAAAAAATCACCTTTATTTTTAGAACCATAATAATGGTAACAATCATAGTTTTTCTTTTTATTACCAAGTTCATCAACTATAAATTTACCTTTACTATCAGTTAAATAAATATCTTTAGAATATTCATCTACCTCACTTGTTGCCAGTTTTTTAATAAATTCAACTGGGTTTTCAACTCTAATAAAAGTTTTATCATTGTAGGTAGTAAATGTTTCTTTTAACATTTTCTGACCGTCAACTGAATTTTTATTAAGTATCAACATTGTAGTCATAACTAAATTTGTTAAGTTTGCAAATTTAGGTAACTCAACTTTTGTTTCTTGTACATCAGATACCTGTTTTAATATTAATTTTAACATTTTATATTCTGACTTGTCAAGTTCTACCTTTTTTGCATATGTAGATGGTTTATCAAAATAACTTAACATTTCTGTTGAGCTTGGAAAGTTTAATTTATTAGATGAGTTGTTAAGATTTCTTAACAAATGTATAGTTTCTAATATAAATGAAACATATCCTGCCCTATTGTACTCATACTTTTCACTTGCACCTTTTACAACATTTTTAAATAGATTTTTCCAGTTTAATGTTTGAATAATATCTTTTTTAATATCAAACTTTAATCCTGAAAACCATTTAGTCCACATCATTTCAGAGTCAGCCCATTGTAAACCTTGGTTGATACCTACGACTAATGTAGCATAATCTTGTAGTGTACCTTTAGTGTATTTTAAAACAGTTATTTCTTGTGAAAGAAAAGCAGTGCTTTCATTTTCGTTTAAATCTTCAAATAAAAAATCACTCTTTGTGTATTCTTCTCCCGTTTCTTCGTTAACAAAGGTTATATCCATTGTCCACTTAAACTTACTATTAAAGAAAGGTAAGTGTGCTAAATAACCTCTACTTTGTCCATCAATAATAAAATATTCAGAGTCTTCATAATAGTTTATAATATCAACACATTCTTGTAAAAAGTTCTTTTCTTCATCATCTAAGCACAATGTATGTGCTTCTTCAAATGAGTCTAAAAGTGATTTTTTAGATACTATATGAAAAGTTTGTGCTTTTGAAGCACCAGTGAATACAAAGTTTGACTCAAAATAATCTTTTATAACTTTATTATTCCATCTATGTTTCATCAATGCCCTTTGTATTAATTCTGGACATGATATAATAGTTTTGTCTGAAAGATTGGTATACAACCATTGATATGTAGCATTTGGTACTTGTTCTACTTCAAGTATTTTTTTTATAGTTATCATTACGATACTCCTTATAGTTTAAAGGTCTTATGACCATTGTTACTTTAAGTATATCATAAAATACGGCTTTTGTCAAGCTTTATTTTGGTATGTAAAATGAGAACAAAACGAGAACATTTAGTAGGGTAGCCCGAAGGCTACCCAATTGAGAAAGTGAGAGAGATAGATTATGAATCGTCTTCAGCTAGTTTACTAAAATACGACAGGTCATCGCTGTCGTTAGACGATTCAACTTTCTCTACCGAATTGTTAGAAGACGTTGGTATGTCATTGCTGACAGGTGGGAGGTCAATATCTTCAACTGACTCGGTACTTCTTTGTCCAGTAAGTGTCTTATTAAGTTTCTCTTTGAGTTCTTCATAAGATTTAAAATTACTAGGATCAATGAAGGGCTTGAGAGCGTATTGAGATTTCCATAACTTGTCAATCTCCTCATCAGTAGGTTTTACTCTACTAACTGGCTCAAATTCAGATTTATCATAATTCCAGTAGCCGTCAACTTTTCTGATTTTTAGTTTAAAGTTTGCACCTTCCCAAAAATCAAATGGGTTTACAGCCTTTTCATCTTCAAATGCTGGGTTCATTGCTTCAGTAATCTTATCAAAGATTTTCTTACCGAATTTAAACAAGAACACTTTGCCTTCATTCTCTGGATGTTTAGGATCAGATACTACTAGAATATTAGAATAGTAAGATAACTTTCTTTTTCTTTTTCTAGCAATTTCTTTATCGGCTTCTATGCCTGTATTCCACAACCTTGTGTTTTCTTCACTAACAGGATCCTTTTTGTTTAGTGTAGTTAAAGAGTTTTCAATATACCATTGACCACCTGGTCCTTGAAACGCATGGTTCCAAACTCTTTGCCATGGCATATCTTCACCTTCAACTGCTGGTAAAAATCTTAGCACGGCATAACCATTACCTGATTTATCAAGTTCGGGTTTCCATAACCTATCGTCTTGGTATTTGTTTTTCTTTTCTGGTTGTTCGATTGTGTTTTCTAACTTCTTTGTTAGAGCATCAAAGTTGGACTTTGACTTCTTTAGGGCTTCTAATGCACTTGACATTGTATGTATCTCCTTGTATATATTG